GAAATAGATCGTACACATTCTTCCAAGACAAAAAAAAAGCCCGGTGGTTGTCCTGTTAATTCAGGGTACCTGCCGGGCTTTTTTTATGTGTGACTTATTCTTTTCTACATACTGTATAGTATGGATGAACCACCTAAGAAGAGTAGTAAACCTAAAACCTTTAGTTCTACTGCAGGGATAGCAAGACCTAGTGTTCCTGAGAATACTCCGGAGGATACTAGGATTACACCTAATGTAATTTTTTCCATATCTACTCTCCGTACATACCTAATACTTTATTAACCTTTGATTGTTTCATCCAACCTTTCTCACGTACCTCTAGGCGGCTCTGAAACGTCCTGTGGAAGGCGTTACATAGCAGACGTAGGATGGTATCGTTCTTCTTTAAAAGCTTCTCAGATCGCATTACAGAGCTTCCTAGGTGTAGGTTTAGAGAGCCGCAAGTATAGCTTGTGCTGCAGTCATAGCACATGTCTTACAAACATCTGGATTAACATTACCAATAGGTATGTACCCACCAGCTTTAAATGTAATCTCTAGCTTGTTGCCGTTCTCATCATAGCTGTGAGTATAGCGGTGAGTTTTAACAGGGGTGCAGACCTCACCACAGAAATCACAAGTATATAAGGTTGATTCACTTTTCACTAAAGCCATAATATTATTTCCGGAATTATTATGTTGTGTATTATAACCCAAAAACCCCAGTCAGTTTTACCTGATACTGGGGTTAGTGTGGTATGTAAAGTACTAATTAAATTGTTGGAGATCCCAGGAGAAATACTTCTTTACATGTCTCTCGACTTCCTTAGATACCTCAGGGACTTCATTATCTTCTGTGCCGTTTATCTTAGGAAAGAATACATCTAGCACTTGTTCCAACATATTAATTCTATCGAACCGAAAGACTTCTGTACCTAGATCAGGGCGGAGATACATGAACTGACTCTTCCTATTCTCAGGCATGGTATACAAGCAACTGTAGTATGGAAGATAGGTTGGAATAATATTCTCGTAGTAATCAATCCCTGTCACCATTGGAATGGTGTTGTGGAGTACCCATTCATCGAACTCAGGTATGTTAGTCTCGCCACTAAGTTCTTTTATCTGTTGTTTGTGGTGACAACTGTTCTTGTAGGTGTACTTGTAGACACTCCATAATCTTTCTAGAGGTTGCCTAACTAAACCCACCTTCCTCCACAAATCATATCCAGTTGGTATTCCACTAGCTTCCATATGCCTATACAGAGAGATGGCTTCAGGATAACTTTCTTTAATTACACGTAAGATCGAAGTAGATGCAGTACGTGGTGGGGTAATAACTATAGTCTCCATCTCTGGAATGATAATCATTTGTTGTACAACCTTCTTATTTCTTATACCACCTTAAGCCCGTCACCATTACGTGCTACGGGCTTCGAGGGTGGGAGAGACTCCCCTCTCTAGACTCACACGGGATACCTAAGTCGGCTCCGCATGTTCATTTTTTCTCCTGCGTGTGTGATCACTACACTAACCCACTCTTATCGCGACCTGGTTTGTACAGGTGAGGGCTTTCGCTTACACCACCTTAACCCGCAACAGCCTTACCTGTACGCGGGTTCTCGTGGGAGTAGACGGATAGTACGCTGCGTTATTCCTACTCGTTTATTCGCAGACTGGCTCCGACTTTATTAGGGACTCTTTATAACCAGTCCTCGCTGGTAGCACTCTGGCTGGTCAGCTGCTACGCCTCTCGACGTACCCAGTCACACAGCTAGTTTATCAGGATCCTACGCCATCGTTGAGGGGGTTATGTAGGTCCTTACTTACCACTTGAACCAAACCCACCATCAGAACGATCGGTGTCATCCAAACTATCCACCTGTCCTATCTCTTGTGTGAGATAAGGAACGATAATAATCTGAGCAATACGTTCATCATGGTATACCATAGTTGTTAGTGGCATATCTATGGTAGGGGAGTAGATAAGAGGAACCTTAATATTCCCTCTGTACCCACTATCTATGATACCAACAGTGTTGGCAAGGAGGATTCGACGCTTAGCCATGGAGGAGCGAGGGACTACCAGACCGAAATAACCTTCTGGAATCGCCACCCTAATACGAAGGTCAACCATGTTGATCTCACCTTCGACTAACTCTACATCTTCTGGTGTGAAGAGATCCCAGCCTGCATCATCTTTGTGTGCTTTAGCTGGGACACGAGCAGTGGCACTGTTAAGTGCAATTCGGGGAACATGTGGTTCCCCTGGACTATTCAGCGCTAGCTGTATCATCAACCTTATCTTCCTGAGAATCATTGCTGGTGTCAGCAGTGTTCAGCCCATTGGTGACTTCTTTAACGAAAGCATCGAACCCTTCTTTGTCCATGTCCGGGGAAGTGGGCGCACCAAAACATTCTTTCAAATAGGACATGCAAGCTGCTTCGTCTTTAGTTTTAAGTAATTCCATATACTCAGAGAGTACTGGAGTACGACGAATTTCTGCCTGGATTACTTCTTCTACTACTACTGATTCTACTTCCTGGGTATTATTTTCCATTGTCTTCTTTCTCACTTGTATTGTGGGTTTCTTCTTCATTCTTTTTTCCAGCAATATAATCTGCGTGCTCAATGAAGATACTAGGATGGATCATAGTGTCCAGTATAGGACGGGAATTGATAAGATCAAAGATATCCTTTAGAATCTTAGACCCCTCATCTGAGCAAGAGTTCCCTGAATCTTTAAGAAATTCGATCATATCACGGAGATATGTCAACTCTTCTTTGTTAATCTGGTATCGACTCATTATTAATCCTTGATATCAGGACGTGGTGTAAACTTAGATTCGAAGTCAGAACGACTACGGATATAGGAAGTATTCCAAGAACGTCGGTAATGAATATCTCCCTCGTCCTTACTGTTAACATAGACCTTAACAGGGTAGTAGGTTACTGCATCTTCCCACCCATCACCAACCTTTACTTTACGTGTGTACTGCTCGTCTTCAACATCTGACTCTTCGTCTAGTTCAAGGTCTTCAAGATAGTCTGAGTAGTACAGTTCACCTTTGTATTCGAAGTAGAAATTGGTAGACTCTTTATTTTTACGATGACGCATTTGTAGTTCCTCTAGTTGTTTAGACATTACAAGAAAACCTTATCACTCTCGTAGCCACTCTTCAGGGACTCGTTTGTCTGCGTAGAGCCAGTGTACTCCTTTGAACGGAGCTCTTCCAAGTCCATCACAAATGTCCGCATAAGTTGTAGAACTTCCTTTTCGTATTCGTTGTTTGGACCGGGTGAATACGAAACGGATATCGAGGTTCGGGTATTGTTGTCGGATAAGAAGGTGCTTATATCTATCAGCATAATCCCATATCCCTTTAGTTTCTACTATGATTACATTATCAGACTTAGTAGCAATTACGAAGTCTGGTGTGTAAGAGTGTGTTGATGCTGGTATTTCATAGACAATCTTTCCATCCTTTGGTTCAAACATGTAGTTAACTTTCAGTCTATTAAGCTGATCTGCAACTTGAACCTCAAGACCACTCCTATACGTCAGTACTGGTTTCTTTGGTTTCCTCGGCATCTTTACCACCATTGATCTTAGTGTACACAGCAGAATTCATATAGTGCCGTGGTACTAGATGACCACTACGGCGTATGATCTTCCAACCGTCAACCTCGTTGGGAAAATTAGTAGACTGATCTTCGTCACTTGCGAAGGAAATCTCTGGTTGTTCTTGTGTGGATACAGCCAGTGCTTCTTTCAACTTCTCCATGAAATCTTCAGTCTTATTCTCGATATCCATTAAAATTGTTCCTCTAGTTTCTTCTGTCGGTTACATTCTAGTACATCTAGACTATCTCGTACATCATCATCTTCTTGCTCAAGCATCCACAGGAGACGTGCGTTCTCATTCAAGAACATACGCCAATATGAACCGAAGTACTTCTCGTAGTAACGCTGTACATGATCGTACATCTCTTGTACATTTTCCATCGTATCTAGTTTCGTGACTAGTGTACTCTTCTTCCCTACGTTGTACAGTCCTAGGATGTTATCAGTCGTGTCACCCATCAACAGTTGCTTAAAGAACCAACGCATACCATCAATGTAATCTACAAAGTATGGTGGACGAGGCTTACGATCACCAACTACCCACTGATAGTGCCACCCTAGAACCATGTCTAGGTCCTTATCAATAGAACAAATGATAGTAGGTTCTATGTTCTCACACTGATCTATGGACATACCATCATCAGCTTCGTAGCCTTCACACCATACCACCTCAATGTCCTGAGCTTTACTGAAGTAGTCCCTCACCCTCTGATAGTGATGAGGTTTCGGTGCGTTACGATTACCTTTGTAAGGTTTGATGGTTGCTTCTGTGTGTCGGAAGTTACCTTTTCCTGTCACATATACAGCAAACTCATCTGCTCCACTATCTCGTACGATCTGTTCAATCTTACCTTTAAGTCTGGCGAATGTCAGTGGCCACGAAAGTGGCTTACCTTCATCATCCGTAGCAGATCCAACAGAGTAACAGAGTACATCTCCATCTATAAGAGCTTTCATCATGCTTCCTCGAACCTATTCTTGGTGTCGTTTAGTAGTGAATACAGACCACCCATCTGTGTGAAGTAACTGGGTCCATTGTGGGAAGATACTGAATGCGTCCATGCATCCTTTTTACTACCAGCTACAGCTAGAAGACATTGAATCTCCCCACTCTTCGCATGTTTTAAAAGCTCTTCACAAGTCTCTATAACATCTGTGTTTGGTTCATAGTGCTTCCGATCAAGTGCCTTGAGATCAGTGACTTTCATTTCTTCTTCACCCCTACAATTGCACCGCGAGCATCTATCTTAGGCAGTGAGGTAGTGAACTCTACCCGCTTCTCTAAAAGATCTTTATGATTTTCTAACCTTTCCATAGATTCAATGAACTCTTTCATATGGTTAGTACCTGAACACTTAGGGTAGTTCTTGAATTGATCTTTCATTTCTTCCACCTAATCTCTATGTCAGGCTTAGTACCTGCAGATTTAATGTTTGGTCTAACCTTCTCTTGTTCAAATCTCTGACGAGCGAGTATCTCCCTACATATCCAGTAAAACTTAGTGTAGATTGTCTCCTCTTTCTCATACCAGAATGGGTCAACATAACCCGAGAACATATCATAGATGTTATCCAACTCATCAGTCTGCAGGCACATGGTGTCAATCCTTAAACAGTTCTTCTTGGAGTTGTTTAATCTGCTTACGTCGGTCTTTACGTTCAGCCTTTACATTGTCAGGCATCTTCTCACCGACCCACCTCTTGTCGTTACCGAGCAGAAGGTTTATTAATGATTTAAGTTTTAGAAACTTACTACCAACCTTACTCCCCTTACTTGCAGCGTATATAATATCTTCAGGGTTACTATACAGATCCTTAGTATCCTGTTGCTGTGTCATCCGAATCTTCCTCAAGCAGTCCCTCGGAGAGAAGAGCGGGGTAGATGGTAGACTCTTCGAAGTCATCAGCTCGTTTAATCTTACCTTGTGTGAAGGTAGGTAGACGTCGGAAGGTTTCTACTTGAAGTTCAGAGGGAGTAAAAATGATCGGGTCATTCTCGAGTTCACCTACCGGGATACCTGCAGGTGCTCCAGTTACATTCTTGATCTTAATATAACCGTTCTTATTCAGACCAACTTCAACCATGCAAGGGATGTTGATCAGGGGGGTGATATCCTTCCCGTGTTTGGTTGTATTACCATCTGGATCCAGAGCATACACCCGCTTCATGAGGGTAGAGGAGATACCTTTCTTCTCATCATAGAAGTCAGAGTTTTTAATATCTTCAGAAACCCAGTGAGGACGGCCATCTTGCATACGAGAACCGGGTAGTTCATAAGTTAGTGTGAGTTTATATTGAGCCTCAGCATGACCACCTGGGAAGTCGAAGGCAGGCTGAAGACCCAAGTCAATAATACCTACCAGACGGGCCATGTAAGTACCCGGCTTAGGTTGATCAGAAGATTTGGAAGCAGTCTTACGTGCACCAATAGACATGTTATCTATCCTTGTTTCTTTTATTTAGTTTATTTGCAGTGATTACTATAGACAACGTATTACCTAATTGGTTCCAAGGGATACCAAGAATTACATCCCTTAATGTCACATAGAAAGAAGCTTTATCTACAATATACTCTATCTCTTCTTCTTGTGGGTCCTTACCTATTAGTGCTCGGATGGTACTTTTAGGCCTACCTTCTATAGCAGCTTGATATGCTAGACCCATTCTGTGCTTCTTATCAAATTCAGTCTTGGACATAGTAGTACTCCGACTATAGGTGGTGTGAAGATTGCACTACCCATGGTGTTTCTTCTCTTGTAAGATAAACCACCGCTGAGTATTAGTAGATACATGTGCTTGGGTCGAGACGTACTCCTTACCATCCTTAGTTGTACGTTCGTGCTTCTCGTACCAGTAGCTCACCTTAGGTGTATACTCTAGTGCCATCGGTAGTGTAAGACCATCCCTTTGATCTTCTTCTAGAAGTGAGAGGTACCATGTATGTAGGGCTTGTTCAGCTTGGCGTCGTAGTTGTTTAGCATGTCTTCCGTTAGCCATGTAACTTATCCTTTACTAGGTGTTTAGTTGTGCAGTAACATGTAGGGCAGTGTCCTTCATGCTCCTCCCATTCTTCTCCAGTACCCCTCCATAGACACTGTTCACATTCATATATCAAAGTCATCATCCTCCTCATATATATTTTCTGAGTCACAGAAAGGACAGGTAAGTTTTGGGTACCAATCCCAATCAGGTGGCCAAGAAGCACCACAATCTTCACACTTACGTTTCATATCAATTAACCTCTCTCAATATCACCCGATCCACACTCAGGACAATGTTTATATTGGTACCACTGATCCACCCATCTATAGCCACAGTCTTTACAATGTTGAAAGTTCATTAGTGTACCTTCTAAACTATCTTATCAGACATACAATCAGGGCACAATCTCCCTTCAACAAGGGCGTTACAGGACCCTGACCACCCACAAAAATCACAATTAACTAGCTCATCATAGTACATTAGTGTATCTCCTAAGGACATTCTTTAGTGATCCCTCTTCTTGCCTTCTAGTTTCAACTCGTCATAATACTCTTTGAAAGCCCATCTAGCATTCCAGTCATGGAAACGTGTGGCAAATTTTTCTGGTAGTAATATCATTAATGGGTGGATAATAGCATTGTGGATGAAGTCTTTTAGCCACTGTTTCATTAATGTATTTCCGCCCATGTTCTACCTATCTTAGCATCAGCATCAAGAGGTATATTAAAGTTATAGAACTTACCAGCTTCGACAACAGATCGGATCATTAGTTCTTTTAAGTCTTCAGCACGAGAAGATATACATTCGTAAGTTTCTTCATCGTGATAGTCAAGCACTTTTAAGCACTCCTTATCCCACCCCAGTTCCTTTACTTTATCGTACAACCATACACGGGCGTAGGTCATGACCTGTGCGCCTGCACTTTGAAGGAGTGTATTCAGTGCTTTGTTCTCAGACACTCGACCGTGTTCATTGGTACGCATCATCAGTTTACGTCCGTCAATACCAACTAGGTATCCACGACGACTGGCTTCCTTTACTGATTTGATTAGCCCGGATAGTTTTGGGTTGGCAGTAAGGAACTGTCTCTTACGGGCAGCACCTACTGTCCGCTGTTCTTCATCAGATCCATCTGGTAGTACGATCGATCCGAGCATGAGGTCTCCTGCTCCGTATAGCCATGCGTACCCAAATCTTTTTGCTTGATCCTTAGTCTCCAAACCAGCCATATGCTGGTGGTGAATATGAATATCTCCGTTCAAGAGTATCTCAATATAAGTAGGATCATTTAAGTAATGAGCAAGACAGCGCAGCTCGAGACCAGTAGCATCACGCCCGATAAGAACAGTATCGCTATCGGGTCCAGAAGAAAATAGACTGCGCATCTCAGTGCCAAAAAATACACCTTGTTCTTCAGGGTACCATATAAGTTTTTTAGTTTCTTTATTAACTGTGGCTTTGGGAACATTGGCTACTATCCTGTGTCTTGCTCTCCCTGTCGGAGTCCCTTGAGGATTTGCTTCAGCTTGTATTCTATGGTCTTCCCTGGTATTCCCAATCCATCCAGCAATTTGATTGCGACGGTGAGATGCTTTGGAACGTAGCACTAACTTGGAAGCAAGTCCTCCGGGTAATCTTTCGAGAGAACTTTCCGTAATCTTTGGAGAAGTTCTAAGCTTATTTCCTTCTTCATCTC